GTCAAAAGCGCAATAAAGAAACTGTCCATCTACCGTATCTACAGGACGCATACTATAGTTGTTAAGGTCAAAAGCGCAATAAAGAAACTGTCCATCTACCGTATCTACAGGACGCATACTATTAACAATAGCATTGCTTAGTTCGCAATAAGTAAATTCACCGTTAGGAACAAAAGGATTAAGAAAAGGAAAAAACAACCATCTAGACATATTTTCTTCCTATAGTAAAAAATAAATGCTCAGGATTATTAACAGCAGAAACAACAAGTTCTAACCTGCTTCCTATGCCAAGAAGATTCCCTGTTGTCACGGGAACAGTTAGTCGAGTAGAAGTAATAGATAGATTATTTAAATTAGGGACATCTATTCCATTAATTTTAACCGATATAGTAGCTGTGCCAGATTGAGTTACCGCACTAAAGCTTAGGATATTATACCCTCTTAATAAAGCAAAATCAAGAGGATAAGTTTGAACAATAGGAGCTTCTATATCCCCAGAATATTGTTCGGTATTATCATTAATACTATTAATTTGATTTTGGAGTTTGCCGAAAGCCTGTAAAATATTATCAGTAGTAGTTATTGCGCCACCAGTAGTTATATTTAAAGCCGTCAATGAAGTTGATAAAACTTTTGAGAAGAAACCGAAGAATCCTTTATTTCCTGATTCTTTCCCGTAGAAAGTATCGTTACTAGGATTCCCTACAATTTCATCGGCTCTAGCCACTGTCCCGAACGATGATCCCCCGTAATCAGCGATAAGCATAACTGAGGTTCGCCAATCCGTGCCATTAAAAAATATTACTTCTCCAGAAACAAGGAAAACTGTTAATCCAGTAAAAGGCTGCCAGAATTTCCAAGTTCCTGTAGGCAATCCATTCAAGCCAATTACGGGATAAGCTATCTGATTAGTCTTTCCCACCCATGCCCCAGTAGCTCCTGCGGGGACAATATAGTAGCTATCTATACTTTGAGGACTTGGGGGTGTGGTAAGGGTATAGGAAAGAATAGGAGCAGAGCCTATAGAAATAAGTCTAAATAGCTCGTTCGCTATTTGTTCTTTGTATTCCTGGGAAGATGCCAGTAATAATCCATTAGAGCCGAATATTGTCCCAGCCATCTCCAAATTCCTCTGCCATCTTAGCTTTTACCCAGTTATTGTTCTCGATTTTACAAAGACTTTTCAAGTAAGCTTCGTAATTATTCAAGTCATTTTCATTATAGTCTTTTTTGAAGATTGCGTGTAACTTCCAAGATTTAGGGGGCATCCAGTCTTTGCTTAGTCTAGGATTTTTAAATGTTTTTACCATCCATCCCCGGACACTTTCAATATGCTCACCTTTTTTGTAAGCTTGTCTGAGAGCGTACTTGTAGGCTAGGTATAATTCCCTATCTTTATCGTGAATTATAATCTCTAGTCTTTCGTTGGCGATTTGTTTTTTTTCTTTTGTTGGAAATTCATGTCCACAATGAGGACAAATACGAGCGGAAGCGTAGGTTATTTTATTGCAATTTTCGCACTCTTTAGTCGGAGCTTGCCCTTTTGGGGTATCAGAGGACGTAGAAAGTTGAGGATACTTTACATCCTCGATAAATCCATGCTCGGTTACGTTCCCCGCTTGATCCAAAATCAGGCAATCAATCTTGCCTAACCAGCTACAAAGCCGTTGACCGCGACCAGTCATCTGAATATAAAGAGTTCGGCTTTTGGTCGGTCTGGCGTGAATAATACAAGAAATTGCGGGTAGGTTAAATCCTATTCCACAAGTGTTAATATTTACAATCCCCCGCAATCTTAATTCAGCTACTTTTCTAAATATTTCTCTTCTTTCCTGCTTTGGTGTTTCGGCTGTAATAATGGCCGTGGGAACACCCCTCTCATTAAATTCTGTACAGAGGCTTTTAGCGTGTTCTACACCCGTAGCAAAACAAACGAATTGTCTCCCTTGACCGAGCCTGCGATACTCGGAAACTGTTGATTTTACGGCCTCAAGACAACGAATCTCTAACTGACTAGCATCAAAGTCACCGCCGCTGATTTTGACCCCTTTAGTGTTTATCTTGTTTTTAGTGCCAAAGTAAACACACCCAACAAGCGCACCCCGTTCAATCATTTCTTTTGGAGTAGGTCCAGTTACCTGAACCTCAAAAATATCTCCCAACTCTTCACGCGGAGTTGCTGTTAGTCCAATTACAATGCGATTATCTACTGGTAGGGTTTTCCCTGAAAAAAGGTGCTGTTGTTTCCGAATTACTCCCCATGCTGAGTTTATTTCTTGTAATATCTCTTTTGACTCAGCGTAAACTAGGCTAAGGTGTTTGCATTTTTCTTTAGCTTCTTCAAAAGTAATTTTGTAAGGTTCTATGTCTTCTCTTTCTACAGCGATACCTAATACTGCTAATTCGTCACGAATGTCTTTAATTGAGGTTGTTTGCTTACCGTTTTTAAGATTGGGAAAGCTATTTTTAAACCATTGGCAGTAAGCTGATAAATGAACTTCATCGGCTAGTATTACTTCGGGATTAAACCAAGTAATATCGCGCCCTCTAGATAAGGTTTGAGTCGTTGCAATTTGAACCAGTTGACTTCTATCTTCTTTATAACCACCAGCAATTACTCCGGCAGTTAATTCAAATTTTCCTAGAGTTTCTAAGGTTTGCTCAATAAGCACCCTAAAAGGTACTACGATTAAAGTCCGTCGCTGTCTTTTTACGGCGGCATCGTAGATTATTTGACAAAAAAATACTGTTTTTCCCCATCCGCAAGGGGCAACTGTCAAAGCTCTTTTGTAGATTTTTAGAGCATCATACAGTTCTCTTTTAAGAGCTTTTTGGTCATCTCTTAATTGAATTTGTGGTTTAGTCGGTACGAAAAGTGTTTGTGTTTGTAGTGTTGGTGTCATAATATTAGGTGATTGTCTTGATAAAATTTGATATAGCTTCTGCTATTTCGCCTGTCTTGTCACGAATAAAGGTAATCTCCTCTTGTTTGTCAGAGATTCCAAATCCTGAGTAATACCCATTATCTGGATCACCATACTCTTTACACACAGCCATTTCTTTTATTTTTCCTGTTCTTAAATCAAATATCGTACCAGTTACTCTAATTTCTGGTATCAAGCTAAAGCTTGGTATAAAACCACAAAAAACTTTAATGTGGGATATGGTCTGACTATCTAAAATAACTTTGGCATTACCTATTAGGTAAATTTGTTGATCGAACTTTATTTCCCATTCTGACCAAAGAAAATTTTTAAACGCCCAACTGTTCCAGTCAGAATTATCGTTATATTCTTTGTGACAAAAAGCCGCAATTTTTTTAAGTATATCTATTTTTTTTGAGCGTCCCATAGCTTTTGACTTTTCAAGAAACTCTTTTGCTGTTATTGCCATAGTGTTACCTCGGTTTATATTTTGGTTTCAATAAAATCTATAGTCAATTGTAAACAACTATGTTTTTTAACCTTTCTAAACAAATCTATTTTGATTTGTATTTCATTTTCGATAAAGTCTAAAATAGGTTTTATTATTGTTTTTGTTTCTGGTAGTAAAATATCCAAATCTTTACCATCTCCTTGTATTTTTTTCTTGTTTGATTTTATTACAACCCAACTAATATAAGGTACAAAATTATACTCTAAAGCTAAACAAGCTTCTACTGTAACTATTAATTTTTTAGAATATTTATTTTGATATTCAATCCATACCCTGTATTGACATTGAGTTAGACTTTGATAAAAAATTTCTAGTGTTCCCTGTAGATAGGAAAATCCGTCTTCTGTCTTTATTTGCCATTCTGAGTAATTAGACTGACTAAAAGTTTCTCTACAAAAAACCTCAATTTGTTTTAATGCTTCTGTTTTGTTCATTAGCGTTAATCCTCAGCTTTAATTGTTTTGATAAAACCTAAAATAGTTTCCATTATCTTTGTTGCTTCTGGAATCAAAATATTAAACTCTTTTTTGTTTCCGCTTGGATAAAGATTATATCTTGAGGTTTCATCGTTTCTGTCAAGACTGTAGTTCCAATGCAGGACAACCAAAGACCCGCCTAACGTACCTTCTATTGTGATTTTTTCAAAGCGTTTGTTTATCAATTGATATTCAGTCGAAATTTCTCGACATTCAATCAAAACTTCATACTTTTTGTTTTTTATTAACTTACCATAAGTTTTGTAAAGATAATCTTCTTTAATTACCAAAGTTCCTATTAAACGAATACATTTGCCGTCTGCGACTGTATCCCACTCTGAGATGTCCACTGTATCGTATTCGGAGATACTCATCTGCTCAAAAGTTTTTTTAAAGAAATCTCTGATTTCTTTAAGTGACGCTTTTTTTAATAGTTCCATTGTTATTACCTCAAATACAAATAACTAAATCGCCGACACAAACATTGACAAATTCCTTGCAGTCGTATCGAGAATTATTGCAAGCTTGAATAATAGAGGTATTTTCTTCAACAGAAATAATCATTCCTGACCCTTTATAAAGAATACGATGACCAATGAAGTCGCTAGTTATCGGGTCATATATTGGCTTGTTTGTAATCGAATAAACTAGATGAGAAGTATCTATTCGGATACAATTTAATTTACCACGGTTTATTACTACTTTAAAATTATCGATAACTTCAATTACCTTAGCTAGATACGTTCCTTTAGGTATAAGTTTGAACTCTTTGTTTGTCGCCATTGTTTTAACTCTTAGTAATGCTTTTACTCTTGGATTTCATCGAGAATAATGTTAAATATTTTTAACTTTATTTTTTGGATTTGTTTGCACAATAGCCATTTTTTTCATTCCACTCATCAACAGTCTCTGTGTAAAAACAAAACTCATAAATTTAGTAAGACTATAAACTCGCCAACCCAATCTAATGAATTTAAAGCACACCATCCTTTTACATACAAGCCTTCACTGTATTCACTGTATTCATCGACTGAACCACTGTCACCAACTTTTAATAGCATTTCTATTTCAGGCGAATCGGTTAAATCAGTTACTCCCTGAATAGTTTGATGGTATTGATCGTAATTAAGTTTGTGGAATATCCATTTTAAATCTGGGTATTTTTCTTTACAAAACTTAAATAGTTTTTCCGCTACTAACTGCGTGTCCATGTGTTGCTCCTATTTACTCTTGAATCTCATCGAGAATGAAAGTGAAAATGTCTAGCATTACTTTTCGAGTTTCTCTGTATTTGTTATCAAAATAATCAGATTTTGACTTTCTAATATAATCAAATGCTATTTGATTCTCATAAGAATAGTTATTGTCTCTATCGTCAGGGTTTATCCATAATTCAAACGCGCCTACATGATACGCTTCGCATGAAATACGCTTAAGCGGATTATCCAGAAAAACCTCTATTATTAATTCATTAGGAAAAAGTGAACACTGAATTATATTATTTTCAGAGTCAAGATTCCATCTTAAATTTGGATAACTTCTGTGACAGAATTCTAATATTTTCCCTGTTACTTGTTTTATGTCCATTTGTTACTTTTGTCTATTCTTGGATTTCGTCTTCAATAAAATTAAAGATTTCTCTCACTATTTTTCTGGCTTGTTTTACTACACTCCAGCTATCATCATTCCACTCGTCATGGGTTGCAATCATAAACTCTAACTCGCTATCCTTATTATGGTTTAGACTTACTTGAAAACTACCTGACCAGGGAAGTAAAGATTTTTCTTCTGATTGAGATATTAGAAGCAACCCTAGTATATAATCGTAAGTAGCTTCTTTTTTGTAAGAATAACGCTCTTGTTTTTCCTCTGAGCGAATTTCTAGTTCTAGTTTAAACAAAGAGCAAGAACCAAAAATAAAGTGAATATCCTTACAACCATCAATATCATTATAAGAGTAATTCCATACCCATTTTAAATCTGGGTATCTTCCCTCACAAAAATTAAATAACTTTTCCGCTATTTGCCATGTGTTCATTTGTTACTCCTGTTGGGTGAAATTATTAGGAAATACCTACTGTTTCTTCTACTACAATGCCACGATGCCCGTTGCGGCTTAAAGCGTCCAAGTAAGCCATTAGCCGGCTTTCGTGCATAGAAGCTTTAATCTTGCAAGGCTTATTTCTTCTATCTATTGACCTGATCGTGTATCTCATTGTCTCCAATCCTTTAAGTGTTTTCTACAATTTTCTAAATGCGCTTTAAATCTTTTGGCAGACTCTTGCTCATCTGTCCCTCTGATAAGTCCTTTGTTCTTATCAATGTCATCCTGACTTGATAATTTAGCCCATGCTTTTTTAGTTTCTTTTTCCATAATCACACCTTTACTTTTTTAAACAATACCGTACAATAGGCTCAAATTAACTTTGTAGTCTTTATAGGCTTCGTTCGCATCTAATAATAAAGCCGATATAATTACTAAATAAGCCAAAATCGTTAGCCAAAAAATTACACAATATGGTCGCTTTTTTGAGTTTGTTGTCATTTTACATTTACACCTTTACTTTTTCAAGTCCACGCTGTTCTAAAACTTTGTTGTACTCCCGAATTTTAGAGTATAAAGCGTCACGTTTTTTGTGTACATTTTCCCCAGATTCTTGCTTGGAATTTCGATATTGTCCAGCATAAAAATTAGCGTAATAACTAATTTTAGCAGTGCTCATATTTGCAATAAGCTTCATGATTCCCCCTTAATTGATTACTTAAATCTTACATCATTCTGCTAGAATTGTCAAGAGATTTCTTGAAAATCTTCTTTTCTAAAACAGTAAAAATGTTCTCCTTTTGTGAGGCGATCAATTGATTCAAAGTGATAGTAGATTCCTATGGCAGTCTTAATAATCCCCAGTGGTTTGCACTGGGGGAAAATTTGACCATAGGAATTAACACGATAAATCTTTTTAGGGTATCGAGAAGGAATATATTGTCCGATCATAGGTACTAAAGACGGGAATCGAACCCGCAAAACTTAATTAAATCTACTCCTGACGAAACGCCCTTCCCTCACTCAATCTTTGCCAAGTTCGGTGGATTCGCAAATTTCAGTTTTGAAACAAAAAACAAAGGTATTTTTTGCATTAA